ATAGATTCAACTTCTAACATCTTTTCATCAAATTCTTTCTGATTAGATTGAAGTTGTTGTCTAAATTCAGTGTTTTTATTTGTATTGACAATTACTCCATTGTCTGGGTTCAGTAAGGTGTATTTCATATCAGAAATATCATCCTTAAGATCTTTCATATCTTTCTGCATTTGTTTTAACTCACCGTTAGGCATGTGAGTTTTAATATGTTTAATTTCTAGCAGAACTGATTCTAGAATTTCTTTTTGTGTCATGGTAGTTGGCTATATTATATAAATATATCTAATCCACCTTTGACCTAATGTATGTAAGGTATTCTTGTATTTCTTGGGATATCTTTTGTTTAACAGTAGAATTGTTATTTTTCCATGTTTCAATGTCACCCTGCTCAGTCACATAAGTATTCTCAAAAGCTAACGTTTCTTCTGCCCATTTTTCGAGCTCATTTGCAAATTTTATTATGTTACCTTTTTTAATTTCCTTAACATAGTTATCATATAGCCCGTTACGTTTTAATTCTGCTTCAAAAGCAACAAAGCAGTTTAAACACATCTTATTTATTTTATAAACTTTTTTGCTAAGTTCACTATTGATTGGTTCAGAACATTTTGGACAAGAATACGGTACTTTAACTAAACTTTTAGCATAGTCTAATTTAGTCACATTCTGCTTTATTCCATCTTTTATAGTCCACTTTTTACCACTTTCTTCCCAAATGTCTCCTTCTTCGTAACTATTATGACTACGTCTATAACCTGTTTGAGATTTAGTTTTAGAAGTAAAGTCTTTTTTAACTATGTTACGAATACGCTGTACATCTGAATGTTTAAACTCTTTCTTGAGAGTATTATCACTCATAACCTAGTTCTTTTAATTTATCAATTGCAAAAGATATATCTCCTTTTTTAACTCTAAGAGCTATCCCACCTTTTGCAGCCCATTCATTTATATTTGATTTCTTATCGTCTATTAATATAGAATTTTCATTTGAATATCTCTGCTTATCAGAAGAATAAGCAAATATAACTTTAGGTTTTGGATTGAGTTGATTTCTAACCCATAAGTTTTTACCTAATCTAGAGGTGTTATTTCTAGAAGGTGAAGTAAGTACTTTAGGGTTATACTTTTTAATAAAATCCCATAACTCTCTTCCTTGAGGCATCCAATCCATTCCTACCCAGAACGAAACCCCAACTATACCGTCAATAAAATTCCAAAATTCTTCTGGTCCAAATATGTCTTCGAAGTCTTTTGGTTTTTGTACTTTCTGTATATCTTTTAATGGATAGTAATCCGGGCCAATTTCGTTTAGTTTCTCATAAAACCTTTTTTCGAAATCTGTCAATACTCCGTCCATATCACAGTAGATTTGATATTTAGGAGTTTCTTTTTGTTCAGGAAGCGGATATGCTTCCAATAAATCTACTAAACTTTTGCTCATAACCTTTAATAATTTTCATTTTTAATTTTATCTTCCCAATTTCGGAAAGTGATATTGCCAACTAAATATGCTTCTTTTTCAAGCTCTAATAAACTATCATCTTCATTAGTATTAGTTGTTTGAACGTTTCCTAAACGTCCTTCTATATTCTGTATATGGTGAACCATTTCATGTGTAAAAGATCTCATAACGTCTTTAGGGTGCCTACCTTCCACATAAAGAACTATTTCTTTCATGTTAGGATCATAGTAAGCTGTTTTCCCAAAAAACGATTGAGATTCCTAAAGATCTTCTTATCTTAACTTCCGGTAGCGGTTGAATATTCATACCTTCATCAATCATATATTCTAAGATAGAACCCATAAACGGAGTATAATCAAATTTTCCGTCTTTGTCTTCTTTATCTAATGATACTTTAATATGATCAGATTTATATTCAATATTAATATTATGTGTTCCTATTTGATTTTTTATTCTATGATAAAGAGTTATTAAGTGTGCTCTATCTTTTGAAGGTAAAATAGGTTCAGTCGATAGTCTATTTCTTCCATTATCTTCTACGATGTCTTCTTGAAAGTATTCACTTATGAAAGATGAAATATTAGTACTAACTATTTCTGCTACTATCTTTTCTTTTAAATCATTTAAAATACTCAAAATCTCTTCTCTATTTAGATCCTCTGGAAAGAAATCAATAATCTTGTCTAAGTTCCCCGATAGTATACTTTTTCTAAAATCTGTTGCTCTTACTCCTGAACCAGGTGCTGACGCTAAAGCTAGACCTTGAACATTGTCTACATTATTAAATGTAGTAACTCTTCTAAGATCAACAAAGTCTTCTTCTCCTCTAATTCCTGTTACTGCAACAAACTCTTCATTTGGGTTCTCTCTAGCATAATCTTTAGCAGCAAACATTGGATTCTTTTGTCCATCTACTATCTCTACATTACCTAAATGTTTTATGTAGATATTCCATATAGCTTCAGATTCTGCTTTATCAATTCCGTTTCTTTCTCCTCCACCGACAAATATAATTACTTTATCTATTTTAGGTTTATCTTTAGTTTCTCCTTTAAAAATACTAGAAGCTTTTTCTTTATAATCATCTTTATTATAAACTGCACCATTATAAGAACCGTCAAGTAAAGACTTAACTACATTAAAATGTCCTCTATGTGGCGGTTTAAAAGCTCCTGGGTAAAGTGCTATCATGCTAAGAAGTTTTGTAAATCTTTATCAATTTCCTGAGGAGATGAATGTTTAAGTAGCTCTTGGAAGACTGGTGAGAATAGCATATCTGCAATACTGTCTAATACTGCTTCATTATCTTTATCAGCTTTTTCTTTTTTGTCTCTATATTTTTTAATTGCATCTCTAAGTTTATCTTCTCCAGGTCCTGTTCCTATTTTCTGGTAAGACTTTAAAAATGCGGTTTTAAGAGCTTTATCTTCAGATCGATTATCTTTATCATAATCTATATTAGCAGTAGCTTTGATAAACTCATCTTCCTCTTGTTTAGACATCTCTACCGGTTTGAAGAATGATGATTTTCCTGCTCCAGTTCTTTCATTATATTTTTGAAGATAATCTTTAATACCTGCAGGTCCATTTTTAGCAGCAGTATTAAATGCTTCTATTTCTTTTGCATATTTACCTCCTCTATCATTTACATGAATAGATAAATTACCTTTAAGTTTTTTATTTAAATCTCCAATTTTTTGGTATATATTTCTCCAAGTAGAGAATACAGCTGAAGAGTTTACATTACGTCCTCTTTCAAAATTAGATATGTAAGAAATCATTGGATGAGTATATACCATAACCATGTATACGTCATATCCGTTATTAAAAAGCTTATCTAAGTTTTTATCAAACTGAATACCGGATGCGGTAGTGTCCCAAACAAAACTAGTTTTCTCGTCCGCTGCCGCTTCTACGTCCTTGTTGACTTGGCGGCTGGCTGCTCCTAGGTTGTTGTAAAACGGGTGGTCTGGATCCTCGACGTATTTGTCCGGATTGAACTGGGTTAGAGAGTCTAGGGACAACTGGTTTAGGAGATAGGTTTTCCCTGCTCCAGCTCCTCCCGCCATTATTACGGCTTTGGGTTTGGTCGTTGCTTCTAGGATTAATTCTGATAGTTTCATTATTATTTCTTCCTCTATTAAGGTTTAAAATTTCACTTCCTCTTCTTCCTTTGATGTGTATCTTAGGCTGTACTTTAGGAGGACTATAATTATAAATAGGAGGATTAACGTACCAGTTCCTATAATTCCAATTGAATCCTCTATTGGGCCAACCGTAGTATGGGTATGACCAGATGTTCCAGTAGTTATTGTAGAGTCCGTAGTTAAATCTTGTAAAATTAAAATCAAAGCTATCATAATTATATCTTTGAAAATCTCTCAAAGGAACCGCTAAAGTATCACCAGTAGAGGTTACAGTTAAGATCTTTTCTATCTTTACTCTGTTTTTGGTACTTATTTGGTAAGTCCCACAACTATATAAAGATACGAAAAAAACTGCAGAGAGACAAATTTTTACAAGTTTATTCATAGTTTCAAAGATGTTGGATAACTATTATAAATAGGTTCAGTATTAGGGTTTTCCAACTGGTATAATTTATAAATCATCTGAAATAGTTCAAAGTTTTTATCTATATCATCTATGTTTAGTATTTTCCATCCTTTACCTTGGTACACTCCTTTTTTCTTAGAAGGGCCTCTAGATTGAGCTTTCAACCATATGATTCCGGTTCTTTCTATTTTAATACCTTTAGATTCACCTAAAGCTTTAGCATATGAAGCTAGCTGAAGGTCGTATGACTTATGTATACTATTAGATGTTTTTATATCAAGTAACCAAATTTCTCCGTCCATTTTAACCACTAAGTCAGCAGTACCGGCATACTTATGTTTATCCGACCAAACGAATTCTTCTGTTGATATGAGTTCTGGTTTATAAGTTGACCAAAATTCATAAAACTTAAGAATCATTTCCCATACTATTTGAGAATATCTTGCATTTCCATAATCATCCATCCATGATACCTCTTCCCCTTTAACTAAAGCTTCTGCAGCTTCATGAACTTGTGTTCCTTCTTTACCTGCTCTTCTCATAATCAGATCAGCGTTATGCCCAACGTCTTTGAGCCAAGACTCGAAAAACTTATTTTTGGGCATATACTGGAGTATGGTGGTTACGGACGGATAGTATACTCCTTCTGATCTTTTATAAACTCTCCTATCAAGAAAGTTAATTTGTTTTAATTGTGGATTAAAATCAAGTCTGTTTTTTTCATTCTGTTCAAGAATGTTCATACCTTGTTTTATCATAATTGAAGTTTGTGCACCATTAGACTAGAAAGATCTAACTCTTGTGCTGATTGTATATATTCGGTAAAAGCTTTAAAGCCCATCTCTGAAGGGTCTTTATCTGGTAAGGTTATTAGAAAAACCCTTTTACCTTGATTAAGTAACTGTTCTGCTATTTGTAATGCTCTATCTTGAGCATCGGTATCTAAAGCAATGTAAATATCGTTTACACTGCTTGTTAATATTTTCTTGTAAAGTGAAGTAGAGATACTCTTTCCTAATATAGGTACAGCATTTCTACGTATAGCCATTGCATCAAATACACCTTCACACAAAATAATAGGTGCATTCCAATTTATTAAATTTTCAAAAAAGATTATGTCTTTGGAAGCTTCTGGGTTTTTGTATTTAAAATAGTTCCGTCATAAGATCTTGCAACAAAGAAGTTGAGTGTATTGGATTCAGAAAAACTTGGGATAATAACTCTTCCTCCATACTCTCCAGATGTTGCGTATCCAACCCCATATTTAATAAAATCATTATCGGTAAGTCCTCGTTCATA